GGCGCGAGCCACGAGGACTATCTCGAGCTCGTCGGCGAGGTCGGGATGATCGGACCGGAAGGCGAAGAGATCGAGAACCCGGCCGAAGAGCTGATCGAGAGCGTGATCGAGGCCGCGATCGGCGCGATCCTCGAGGCCACGATGGAGAAGCGCGCGTCGAAGATCATCAAGCTCGACGACGAGGCGCGGATCGTCTGGGGCTGGGCTTCGGTCGTCTCGATCGACGGCAAGCCAATGGTCGACCGGCAAGGCGACATCATCTCGGCCGAGGTGATGACGAAGGCCGCAGATAATTTTATGGCCGACGTGCGGACCGCCAAGGCGATGCACGAAGGGGGCAAGATCGGGGAGGTTATTCACTCTTTCCCGCTCACAAAGGCCCTCGGAGAGGCTCTCGGCGTATATTCTGCGCTCGAAGGTTGGGCCGTGGCTATGAAAGTGCACGACGATGATGTATGGAATAGGGTTAAGAGCGGAGAGCTCGCCGCCTTTAGCATCGGAGGCATGGGGAAAAGAAATGCCGTATAACGTCACCGACCTCGAGCTGATCGAGCTCTCGCTGGTCGACGAGCCCGCGAACCCCGCAGCCCGCGTCGTCATGTTCAAGCGTGACACCATGCCGGACGAGGACAAAATCAAGGAATTGATCGAGGGGGGGATGTCGGAAGACGAAGCCCGCGATCAGGTTGCGCGCATGAGGCGCAACAAGGGGGCCGGACCGACCGGCGATCTGGGCAAAGGAGACAATTCAATGTCCGATCAAGAGAAGCGCCTCGACGAGCTCGAGGCCGCGAACAAGCGTCTCGAAGGTTCGGTCGACGCGCTTGTGAAGTCGCTCGAGAGCGAAGGCTATGTCGTCCAGATCGCGGACGAGGCAGTCACCGTCGAAAAGCGCAAAGCCGAAGACTACATCGAGGTCGGCGGAGAGATGGTCCTCAAGAGCGCGCTTCCCGCAAGCGTCCTCTCGGTCATCGCGAAGCAGGCTGACGAGCTCGCCGTCGTCAACAAGAAGCTGGAAGCCGAGGAGCTGACGAAGCGGGTGACCGCCGAGATCCCGCACCTCGCAGGCGACGCAGTGACGAAGGGCGCGGTTCTCCGGGCGATCGACGCGATCGCGGACGAGGCCGTTCGCAAGGCCGCTCACGCGATGCTGAAGGGCGCGAACTCCGTCGCCTCGAAGATGACCCGCGAGTTCGGCACCGTCGCTCCGCAGGAGACCGACGCCATGACCGAGCTCAACAAGATGGCCGAAGATTACTCCGCCGAGAAGAAAGTCACGTTTGCCAAGGCGTTCGCCGAGGTGACCAAGACCGGACGCGGCGCGGAGCTCTTCGCTAAACGCAACAACGTGCAGTAAGGAGGCCGCGAGATGGCAACCCAAGACAACATGCTGACTGTCACGCTCGAGGCCGGTGCAGACCTCTCGACGAAGCAGTTTTATTTCGTGTCCGTCGCAGCGGATGGTCAGATCGACCCCACCGGTGACGGTCTCGACGCGGACGGCGTCCTGCAAGACGCTCCCGCAGCCGCCGGGCGCGCCGCGCTCGTGGCGATCGCTGGCAAGGTCAAGGTCGTTTGCGGTGGCGTCGTCACCCGTGGCGGTCCCGTGGCTTCGGATGCGAGCGGCACCGCAGTGAACGCCGCGACCGGGGACATCATCCTCGGCACGGCTCTTGAAACCGGCGCGGCTGGGCGGATCATCGAGATCCTGTTCCAACCTCGCGGCGCAGCAGCCTAAGGCAGGAGACTAGATCATGACGCAACCCACCGTCGGCTCGTTCCATATCGACGCAGCCCTCACCAACATCTCCGTGGCAATGCTGCAAAACCCGCAGGGCTTCATCGCCTCGCGCGTTTTCCAGAACATCCCGGTTCAGAAGCAGTCGGACAAATACTTCACCTTCGACCGCTCCTATTTCAACCGCAACGGCGCTAAGAAGCGCGCCGCCGGTGCTCGTGTCGCCGAGGTGGGCTATGTCCTCTCGAACGACAGCTACTTCTGCGAAGAGTATGGCGTCGCGATCCCGATCCCCGATCAGGTCCGCGCCAACGCTGACCCGGCCGCAGATCCGGCCCGTGCAGCCGCAGAGCTGGCGACCCACCAGATGCTTATCAACAAGGAGACCGACTTCTCGTCGTCCTTCTTCTCGACCGGTCTCTGGGGCACCGACATCACCGGCGTCGCATCCTCGCCCTCCTCGGGTCAGGTCATCAAGTGGTCGGACACCACCTCGGGCGACCCGATCGGCAACGTGCGGACCGGGATCGACACGATCCTCGGCTCGACCGGTATCAAGCCGAACGTGATGGTCATGGGCCGTCAGGTCTACTCGGCTCTGATCGACCACCCGGACGTCCAAGGCCGGATCAACGGCGGCGCGACCACCTCGCAGCCCTCGATCGCTTCGCTGAACCTGCTCGCGCAGATCTTCGAGGTCGACGAGGTCATGGTCGGCGAGGCTATCCAGAACACCGCAGCAGAGGGCGACACCGCCGCTCACTCGTTCATTCTGGGCAAGAAGTGCCTTCTGACCTACCGTCCCTCGACCCCGGGCATCATGACCCCGGCCGCAGGCTATACTTTCTCGTGGCAGGGTTACCTCGGCGGCACGAACGAGTATGGCTTCGTCGTCGACACCAAGCGTCGCGATGAAGAAGATACCGACGTGGTCCGCGCTCGCGCACACTACGACCACAAGCTGGTGTCCTCGGCTCTGGGCTTCTTCTGGGACGCGATCGTCGCATGATGACCCTCGAGCAGAGATCTTTCCAGAAGTCGGACCCGCTCTTCGCGTTCCGCTCGTTCGTGGCTCACGGGCGTCGGTTCAACCGAGGCGCGGCGTTCGATTGGCAAGCCCTCGGGATTGCCGCAGAGAAGGTCGAGCTCCTATTCCGGGCTGGCAAGGTTCGCCATTACCAGCCCGGGAACCCTGAAATCGACCTCAGTGAAAAAGGTCTCGGCGAGAAGCTCGCCGAGGACGTCCCGGATCCCGCACCGGCCAAGAAGGCCAAAGCGAAGAAGGTGGCAGAATGACGTGGACCTACGGGGGAGCGCCCGGCACAACGACCTCGGCGACGCGGCGCGACGCCGTGCGCCTCCTCGTAGGTGACACCGACACCACCGATCAACAGATCACCGACGAAGAGATCGCCTTCGGGCTCTCTCAGGCGTCGGACGACATTTACAACGCGAGCGCGCTCCTTTGCCGGGCGCTCTCGGGCAAATATGCTCGGCTCGTGGACACGAGCGTCGAGAGCGTCTCGTCCTCCTACTCGCAGCGCGCGAAGCAATACGCGGAGCTCGCCGTCCGCCTCACCAAAGAAGGCAAGAAGCTGGGCTCGGTCGGGCTGGGCGTGCCGGTGGCGGGCGGGATGTCGATCAGCGAGATGGAAGGCGTCGAGACCGACACCGATCGCGTCCCCTCGGCGTTCCGGGTCGACCAGTTCAGCAACCCGCCGCGCTTCGACCCTATGCTTGACGAGGACTGATCGAGATGGCGACCGGCGCGCAGATGCAGAGGGACGTCGTCGCGCTTCTCCGGGAGCACGGCTACGATCTCACCTTCCGCCGTCCGAGCAATGGCGGATCCTACAACCCGGCGACCGGCGCGGTCTCGGGCGGCTCGAACGCTGACGAGACGGCGCGCGTCGTCTTCCTGAATTACACCTCCCGCGACATCGACGGCACGCTCGTGCAGCGCGGCGACCGCAAGGCGGTGATGGCCGCGACCTATAACGGGACCGCGCTCTCGAAGACCCCGCAGATCGACGACGAGCTGCGCGGAGAGGGCGACGCGGTTCGGATCGTCTCGGTCCAGACGATCAAGAGCGGATCCTCGATCCTCGCCTATATCTGCCAAGCGAGGGAATGATGGCGAACGGACAGATCCTCCGGCAGATCACGGTCGACCTCGACAAGATCGCAGAGAAGGCGGGCGTGACCGTCGCGCAGGCTCGCAACGAATACTTAAACCGGCTCTCGCTTGAGGTCGTGCGGGGCACGCCGGTGAAGACCGGGAGGCTCAGGGCGTCGTGGTTTCTCTCCCCGACGCTCACCGGGTCTCCCGGCGCTTCCGCAGGCGAGGTCACCGCAGGCGCGCCGGGCGCGACGCTCGCTCGCCTCTCCGGGCAGTCGGGCGCGCTCGCGAACCTCGACGGCTCGATCTACCTCCTGAACGGCGCGAACTACGCGATCTTCGTCGAGGCGCGCACGCAGTTCCTCCGCAAGGTGCTCGCGCGCTCGAGGGCGATCGCGGCCGACGTCGTGACCGAGATTAAGAACATCAAGGCGACGGGGATCCCATGACAGTGATGCAGGACATCCGCGCGGCGCTCGAGCAACAGATCGCCAACGTCTCCGGGATCCCGTCCTCGAGCAACCGCGCTTGGGAGAACGTCCGGTTCACCCCGACGAGCAACACCGCTTGGGTCCGCATGGCGCTTGTCCCCGTGACGAGCCGCCCGGCCGTGCGCGGGCCGAACCCCCAGATCCGGCACGACGGGAGCTTCCTCGTGACCGCGCATCTCCCGGAGGGCGCAGGTCCGGCCGCAGCCGACGCGCTGGCGGACGCGATCCGCGCAGCCTTCACAGTCGACACCGGGCTGACATCCGGCGCGGTGACCGTGCGGTTCAATTATTCCGAGCGCGGGATCGCCGTGCTCGATACGCCGTGGTATATCGTCACGGTGTCGATCTCGTGGTATACCTACAGCAGCTCATAAAAGGAGGGCTCATAAATGCCTTTTGCCCAGAACTCCAGAACGCAGCTCGCCTATGTGGCCGAGAGCACCTACGGCACCACTCCCAGCACCCCTGCGATGGCAGCGGTGCCCTTCAACACGCACTCGATCGACCTCAGCAAGACCCGCGTTCAGTCGGCAGAGATCACGCCGGACCGTATGCCGCGCGTCGACCGCCACGGGCAGCGCACCGTCTCCGGCGACATCGCCGTCGAGATGCGCCCGGCCGATTACGATTGGCTCCTCGAGGGCGCGCTCTTCGGTGCTTTCGCGACCAACGTCCTCAACACCGGAACGACCGTTAAGTCGTTCACGATCGAGGACGGCGCGCTGGATATCACGCAGTATCGCGCCTTCACGGGCTGCATGGTCAACACGATGCAGATGTCGATCGCGCCGAACCAGATGACGACCGCGACCTTCGGGATCATCGGCAAGAACTTGACCCAAGGCACCAGCCCGCTCGACGCGAGCTTGACCGCAGCCTCCGGGAACGAGCCCTTCGACAGCTTCTCGGGCACGATCACCGAGGGCGGATCCGCGCTCGCCTACGTCAACTCGATCGACTTCACGCTCAACAACAACCTGAACCCGACCTTCGCGCTCGGCGCGGTCTCGACGCCTCAGATGGAATTCGGGATGTCGACGCTCGAGGGCACGATGACCGTTTTTTATCAGGACGCGGCGCTCATAACCAAGTTCCTCAACGAGACCGAGAGCTCGCTCTCGATCGTCCTCGATGATCGCGTGGCGGGGCTGAACTACACTCTCCTGATGCCTCGGATCAAGATCAACGGCGCGGCCGTCCCGGTCGGGGGCGCGGGCTCGCGCCTTATGACGGTCCCGTTCGTCGCGCTGCGCGACAGCTCGACCGGCACGCAGCTCAGGATTACCAGAACCGTCTGACAAATAGGGAACGCATGGACCTCTACGACCTCACCTTCCGCGACACCTACACCTATCAGATCTTGCATCCCATCACGAAGGAACCCGTCCCGAACGCGGACGGGTCTCCTCAGTGGGTCGAGATCTACGGGGCGGACACCAAGCAGTATCGGAACGCGCTCGCCGAGGTGGCGCGCCTCGGGCTCGAGGATCCGACCGAGAAGCTGATCGCGTTCCTCGGCCGGATCACGGCGCGCTGGTCGATCACCGCCGGGGGCGAGCGCCCGGACGTGAAAGACGCCGCCGAGATCTATCCCA